GCTCAGGTTTGCCGCGCAGCAGTAGCGTGGCCTTTCCCCCCTTGGTGAGGGATCCGAATCCATTTCCGCCGTGTCTGACACGACCTGGTCCAGCGGACCTTGGAACGAGACGTCGGCGCGTCTCGTCGGCGAGGGCTTGATGGTCAGAGGACCACAAGCCGTCGGCGACGCTAAGGGCAGATGTAGACTGGCCACAATCGAGCTTTGCAGCGGTTATGGCGGAAAGGTGCCCCACCTCGCGGGCCCTTGCCTTTCCGTCACTGCACTGTTCGACCAGTCGTTCACAAAACACCCCTCTCTTGCCGAAGAAGGACTTGGACTTGTTGACCACAAGCCCGAGCCCTTCGAGGACGGCTTCGTATCTCTCCGACAGGCTCTTTGACCAGTAGCCTATGAGATCGTCGCCGCAGAGGGAGTATGTTTCACTTCTAGCCCCAGCGCTCCAAGCCGCAAATCCGTTGAGGAGGCAGAGAATGACCCAGGTCGGTCCAAGTCCCATGTGGATACCTCGTGTGGAGGTCCGCGTGGACTCGGCCTGGTCACCATTCCCGCCCGATATTACGGTCTTCGGACCGAACAACTTTTGGCAGATGGACAGATCCCATGGTCGCTTGAGCCTTTCACAGAGCAGGCGTGCTACGTGTTGGGCGAGATCGTGGGGGATGTAATCGGTGGCGGCGGTGAGGTCCGCGGAGTAGAGCTTGGACGCTCTGCACTGCGGTTCTAACACCACCTCCTCTGCCTTCAGCATCGGGCGGCTTGTGCACAGTTTGCGAAGACGCGACAACCACAGTTGCGTCAGTCGTCGTGCACAGGTCACCTCCTCAGCGGGATGGAGAGTCACCACGCGAATCTTCCCACCCATTTCCACCAATGGGACGGGACGTAGTGGCGATGCGATGAGACCATCTTTCAGGTATTCTTGCACACAGGCAGTCCCCTCAGGGATTGACGGGGTGCCTTCCAGGCCATCGGCCAGGTCGTCAAAGTCTTGGAATAGACCGTCGACGGCTTCGACCGGGAAGACACCTGTCAGTTTCTCCTTGTAGGTAGGAGTCTGAATGCCCGAAAATAGGAAGTCAAGTCTCTCGCACTGTTGCCGGCGGCCCATTTCAACCAGGGCCAGCGCCGTACCCCCTTCACTCTGCTTGTGCGTTAGGCAGGCGTGATTGTTGGGCAGCGGCCACTCCGGCAACTCTCCATCCCCGAATGGCGCGATGGGCAGGACACGGAGGACGTACTCCTCGAGACGGTCAAGAAGCTTCTTGTCGACCGTATGACTGCTCATCCACCTTTCGGTAGCGTTCTCAACTGATGATTCAAGTGAGGCCTTAGACACGTCCCAGTAAACTGACCGCGACACGGTGGACGCCAGGAATTCCAACCTGGCAGAACTCGTGTTCGTGTTGCGTAAAAGGGCGTGCCTTCTGGCCTCGTGGGAGAATTCCTTGAGGACCTTCGGGCCTTCTCGGATAAGAGCCGTCAAGAAGCTTACTAGCTGCTTTAGACGGTCCATGTTTTTGGTTGAGCGTGTCAGCGCACGGCCGAATCGCAACTCATG